ACGATGATTGACCTGGCCAATGAGATTCTGGTCCTCAATGTTGGCGGCCACATTGGCGAGAGCAGCCGCAACGAGATCGAATATGCCCGCAAACAGGGCAAGGCGGTTCGATATCTGGAGCCGCCGAAAGCGCGCACGGAGCGCATTCCGATTCAATACCCGGACGGTCAAGAGGACTGAGCCGCCGTCCGCGCCCCCGGAATCCAGCGAGGCGGGGACGAAGCTCGAGCGAGTCGAACGCCGCGAACCCGCAGAGGGTATGTGGCTGGAGGTGCGGGATATCCTGACGACAGAGACAGAGACAGAGACGGAGACGGAGCCCGTGCCGTGCACGGAGGACCGCCGCAAACCGAGGCGGCTCGATCCGCCGGAGAGGGTTGACAGATGAAACCGCGCTACAAACGTAAATGGTCGCCCGTGTCGGCAATTCAGGGGCGACCAAAAGCGAAAAGCGGGGTTTTATGCGGTTTCCGGCTTTTCACTTGCATGGTCGGTCATACGCCAAAACGCCACCTGCGCCTATACCCCCCCGGGGGGGACCCTACCCCTCAGGTGGCGTTTTCGCTTTTCTTTTTCTTTTTTACTACTACATATAATAATAATAATATACACTTATTGCGTAACCTAAACACAACCCAACCTTAAAGTGGCATTTATTCTTGAAAACGCCACCTGACGGGTAGGGTCCCCTATACGGGGGGGTACGCGGCCGAGTGGCGTTTTCAGGCATTGAAAGGGGGATAACATGAGGCGGAAAATCCTGGTTAGCATCAACCCGCGTGAAAAACTGGCGATATGGGAGTCTCGCGGACGCCTGTGCGTAGGGTGCAGACGGGCGTCATACGAACTTGCAGAAGGGATACTAATGGAGGAAAGGCCGAGGTCGTCAAAATCGGTTACCATCCGCAAGAACGGACAGGTCTGGATCATAGACGCCAGCTTTCCACCAGAAAAGGGCGCGTGGGAAAAATTCGTGAAACGCTTGGAGGAGAGGTTTGAGATTCGGGAAGTCCGGGGGTTCGAACGACTTTTAAGGTGACGTGAAAGGAGCAAGGACATGCTTTTGAGCAGGCCCAGTTTGATCATCGTGGAAGCCGCGGGCAGCGACCGCGTGAGAACGGAATGCAACTATTTAAGGGTGGATGAGGATGGGACCACGGTTGCGACGGACGGGCACATCGCCGTGGCGGTTTCACCCGTTCCGCGCAAGACGTATTTTCCCGTGCCGGAGAACGGTAGGAGAACTCCCGCGCGCGGGATATGCCTGCGGCCAGGCTTGGTGGAAGAGGCGATTCGGAATATGCCCAAAGGTGAGAAGAACGCCGCGATGCAATACGCGGCTTTCACTAAAATCACGCAGGATTCCGCGAGCGTGGCAACGGTGTGCCACGACTCGCAGCATACGGCGCAAGGGGCCGTGGGAAGAGAGCCGTACCCCAAGTGGAGGGGGTTGTTCCGAAACGTGTGGAAGAAAATCGCGGGCATGGCGAACGCAACGGGGGGAAGAATCTGCTTCAAGAGGAGCCGTCTGCTCAACGCGCTCAGGATTTTGGACAACGCCGCAGGGGAGGACGGGCTTGTGTTCATAGAGTTCGGCGATGGCGGTACGCCCATGCTTCTCAGGTCGGTGAACCCCCGCACGAAGCAGACGGTTATGATGATAGTCCGGCCCGCGACGCTCGCGGAGGGCGAATGGATGGAACACGGCGCGTGGGAGCATGGGATTTTGGAATCCTTCTCCTCAGAAAACATGCGGAAGAAAAAACCTGCGGTGAGGGTGGAAGGGGGGAAATGACCATGTGCGCAGCGGAGAATGTTTCCTGCCATCCGTGTCCGAAGTGCGGAGGGTCCTTTGTGAAGTTCGCCCATGAATATGAAGAGTTGGGGTCCGCCGCCAGCTCCACCTTGGCATTCCTGAAGTGCGTAACGTGTGGATTCAACGGTGTGTCCGTGCGCGTGGAGCATGGGAGTCTTGAATCCCGTAGTAGCATAGAGGAGCGGGCGAGGATTCTTTGGAACTCCGAACGCGAAAGAACGTTCGTGGCTATGCCCGTGCGGTTTGCCACTCGCATCCAGGAGCAGGAGCACCAGAAGGAACTGGAGGATTTGTGGGAGAGGTGCCTGAAGTACGCGGACACGGGCAAGCCGTTTCTTCCAGGGGATGTTTGTTTTATCGCTTTCGGTGGTGAAGTTGTCCAGGCGCATGTGTATTCTTTTTACAAGGACGTCTTCGTGTTTGAGCGGGAGGAAAGAGGAATGTCCGGTGAACAGGTTACAGACAGATTCGCCATCAAACAGGCTCGCGTGTTTTTCTCCAAGGAAGCCGCGGAAGCTGCCAGCGCGCATGAACGGTAAAACCGCGCTTTTCGAGCGGGTATGGTTTCCTCGGCATGACGAGGTTGCCCGCATGTATCATGTTCAGGGGTGGAACACAAGGGAACTTGCGGGATTTTATGGTGTGAATCGCTCGTGCATCTGCCGCGTGATGAAGAAAATGGGCATACCCCGCAGGCCGAGGGCGCGGTTTGGAAAATGGAATGGGATGTACAAGCATGGGAAACGGTCGAGGCTTTACCTGAAAATAGTTTGCCGGGAGCGTTGCGCGGAGTGTGAGAGCAGGAATAAGGACGAGCTTGTCGTGCACCACAAGGATGGGGATCGTGATAATAACAGGCGCGAGAATCTGCTCGTCGTGTGCCGAGGCTGCCATAACAGAATACACAAGGGGATTGGGGTTGACAGGCGGTATCCCGATCCACCGCTACGGCTGTGGTTTATTCAAGAGGGGAGGAACATTCCGAATGAGCAAGAATAAACGATTCAAGACAAGCGCGCTGGATTTCGATTTCTTCCGGAGGGAGGCCGGGTACTGGGTCGGCCGTTTGGGGCTGGTGAACTGGGATGTGAGTATTCTTCACGAGGGCCACCCCGATTTCAAGAATGACGCTTTTGCGTGGTTTAGACTCAGGAGCGCCGCGCGCCAGGCGGATATCGGGCTGGCATTGCGCGTTAACGCGGAACCTACGCAGCGCATGTTGAGTTTCGCGGCGTTCCATGAGGCTGGCCACATACTCCTCGGCAACATATATTTTATCTCAGCGGTGTTGGAAACGTTGTATTCAGGACACAAAGCGGAGATGGAAACCGCCGAGCATGAGGCAATTCACCGGCTGGCGCGCGCGTTGTGGGAACCGCATTGGAGGGGGATCAAGAAGGATGAAAAATGAGAGCGCCGGTGACACCGCGGTAAAGCTTGCCAGGGGGCCTCTGTTGCGGCGGATTGCATATTTGGAAAGGAGGATAAGCTGGAGGGTTCCCGTGGTCATATTGACACGGGCGGACGCCGCGGAAATGTGGAGGGTGCTCGACGCCGCGAGGTTTCCCGTGGAGGAACGAAGTTGGAGAAAGCGCAAGGGCGGGATCGCTCGCGGCGGCCGTTTTGAAGGAGTTGCTTGTATCAGGGTTTGATAGTAAAACATGTGGGAAACGTGGAAAGAAAGGAAAACGAACATGAGTCAAGTAATGGCGCACATGCGGCACAGCACCGTGATTGAGAATATGGAGAATCTCAGGAAGATTCCCACGCCCAGGCCGACCGAGACCTGGACGCCGATTCCCCACGAGGCGCTGTTCACGATGATCAAGAGGGAGGTCACGGCGGGAGGGTTGAAGGTCGAGGGTGAAAGCCTTGTCATATCGCAGGCGGGAAAGGGGCGTTTCGGCGACCGGTTCTTCGGGCTTATGGATATCCGGGCCGGAAACGGCGAGGGCGCGTTGAACGATGTGTACCGCTTGGTTGTGGGGGTGAGAAACTCGCATGACAAGACGTTCCCCGCGGGGTTGTGCGTGGGATCGCGAGTTTTCGTGTGCGACAATCTGGCGTTTTCGGCGGAGATTGTGATCTCGCGGAAGCACACCCTTAACATCAGGAGGGATTTGCCGGGGCTGGTGCACGAGGCCGTGGGAAGGCTTGGGGGGCTGCGGGACGGACAGGCCCGGCGCATTGCGGCGTATCAAAACGCGGGTTTGCGCGACGAGCAGTTTCACGATATGCTCATCCGGGGGATGGATGCCCGCGTGATCTGCGCGAGCAAGCTGCCGCAGGTGCTGGAGGCATACCGGGAGCCGTCCTGCCCGGAGCTCGCGCCGCGCAACGTTTGGTCGGGCTTCAACGCGTTCACGCAGGTGCTGAAGGAGTACGATCTTCAGGATTTACCCAAGCGGACCCAGGCGCTGCACGGGCTGTGCGACCAGATGAGCCGCATGTCCCTATCGTAGCGCAGCTGGTAACTTGCAAGAAAGGAGAAGTGTATTATGAAGATGAAGATGATGCTGTATCTGTTGACACTGTTGTTTGGAACGAGCGCGGCGCAGGCGGGAACCGGCATTGGACTCTCGTGGAGCGCCGCAACGGACCTGAAAACCTGCGGGTATCTGGTGACGCGCAGCGACAACGGCACAACCTATACGCGGGTTCTGGACGTGGGGACCTCGCCGACGGTCGCGGTCAGGTTCATTGAGCCGGCGGATGTTGTGAAAAAGGACAGCGGCGGGCGCGTCACCGGCCTGGACGACTGGCGGCTGGAGCCCGCGACGCTGTATCTGTACCAGGTCTATGCCTACGACAAGCGCGGGCGAATGAGCGCGGCTGCGCAGACCGCGAATTTCACAATGAGACGCCGGTGGCTGCGCCGGCCAGCCTAACGGCGACGGCCAAACCATAGGACCGCAAATGAGAGGAGCGCGGGATGGGCGGGAGCGGGACGGTCACTCCCTCCCGCCCAAAAATCATGAAAGGAGAATGAGAACAATGGCGCACTACATCCTGGACAAAGCGTACAAGATCACCAATAAAGGGGGCGTTCCCGAGGGCCGGGTGGTTGTGCAAGGGGATCTGGACGGCGAGTGCATGCTGCCCGCCGCGGCAAACGCCGGAGCGATTCTCGGCGTGACCGTCTACAGCGCGAGCGTTCAGAACCAGAACGCCGCCGTGCGCAAGGCGGGCATCGCGCACGTGGAGGCCGCGGGGCCGATCTTGGCTGGCGAGCCGGTCAACATCGCGGATTGGGAGGGCAGGGTCAAAAGGGTTGACGAACTCGGCAAGACCAAGATCAACTGCCTCGGATTCGCGGAGACATCCGCGGCGGAGAAGGGGGATGCCGTGGAGGTCTTCATCAGCCTTCACGAAAGAACCGCGTAGCGCGCGTTTTTTTCCTTGACAAGGCGGGGGGAAATGTGAAACGCTTTGTCTGTGAAGAGGTTTCCGGGAGGAAACACGCCGTGGTGAAAATGATGAAAAAGCCTTTCCTTCAGAAAAACGCGGGCCATGAAAAAATCCGCAATCGCGTCAAGGAACTGCGGATGGTGCTGGCGAAGGATTTGATCTCCAACAAGAAGAACTGGAGGCGGCATCCCGACGCGCAGAGGAACGCGCTGCGTGGCGTGCTCAACGAGATTGGGTACGCGGGCGCGCTGATTTGCCGCGAAGACGGCGATGGAAAGTTGGTGTTGATAGACGGGCACTTGAGGGCCGGGACGACTCCCGACCAGCAAGTGCCCGTTCTTGTTTTAGACGTTGACGAGAAAGAAGCGGATACGCTGCTGGCGGTGCTTGATCCATTAGGTGGGATGGCACGATCCGACACAAACGTGTTACGCGATTTGGTGTCTGGAATAGGCGATCATGATATTTGCCATCGGCAAGATGCTGAAGGCTTTGCTGGAGGAGACGACCCCGGATGCTGGAGGCTTTCCACGCGACTTGAACGCGAAGCCTTACTGCTGCGCCTGCAACCCCAAGCTGGGGTACGACGCCCGCGCGCTCGTGCCGCAATGGCACAAGGACAAGTGGAAAGGATACAAGTGTCCGCTCGTTGAGTTCGGCGATCCTGGAACCCTGGGAACCGCGCGGATTTGGCGGGCGTAGTATGAGCAACCCGTTCCTGGAACGGGAGAAGGCTGCGTTGTTGACAACGACCTGCCAACCTGAAGGTGGAGGTAAGTATCATGGCTAAGAAGGCGGTAGGGAAAGCAAAGAAGCGGGCCCCCAAGAAGGTTAAGGGGGTTAAGGGCGGGGGTGGAGGCGGCGGAGGCGGGGGGCACTAACCCCAACTTCTACAGTGGGATGCGCATACTCAACCACGCATGGACTGAAAACATATGGCTATCGCGCTCAAAAAGGACAAGACCTCCCCCAAGCGCATAGACGATCTGAAGCGCCGCCAGGAGGCTTTCGCGCTTCGCAAGGGGGGAGCTAACTACCATCAAATCGCCAAGCAACTTGGATTCAACTCCCCGCAGTCGGCGCATCAGTACGTCATGGAAGCGATTAAGGAACTCAACGAAACTCTCCAAGAAGAAATCGCGCAGGTTAGAAGAATGGAACTGGAACGCTTGGATGGAATGCAGGTTCCCTTCATGCTCGCGGCCAAAACCGGAAGTCCGGAAGCCGCGGGCGTGGTGCTTCGCATACAGGACATGAGGGCAAGGCTCTTAGGCTTGTTCGCCCCCACGAAGATAGACGCGTCGGTCAAACCCGTCGGGTCTTTTTTCGATCTCATCCGCATGAAGGCTTCGGAACGCAATGGCGTTGTTAATAGAGACTGAAGTTTCTTCTCAGAAAATGAGCCGGTACGCCCTGCGGCAGCGCGAGTATGACCTCATTGACGAATATCAAAACGACTGGTGCAAGTTCACGCGGGACGTGCTGCTCGTGCGGCTCGATCCGAAACAAGATGAAATCCTCCAGTCCATACAGAACAAGCGCAGAACGGTGGTTCGTTCCGGGCACGCCCGCGGCAAGGATTTCGTCTCAGCGGTCGCGGCGTTGTGCCATTTGTTTCTCGTTTTCCCCTCCAAGACGATTCTAACCGCGCCCACGCAGAGGCAGGTGGGCGTCATTATGATGTCCGAGATTTCCGCGATATACAACAAGGCCGAGGCGCGGATGCAGGAGAACGGTCTAACCCTCGGCGCGAACTTCACAGCGTTTCGCGTGACCTTCTCCGGGGTCGCCGAGCACTTCCTGATAGGATTCAAGGCGCACGACAAGCGCGTGGAGGCATGGTCTGGCATTCACAGCGAAAACATCATGGTGATAATTACGGAGGCAAGCGGGCTGTCGGATTTGGTGTTCAACGCGATTGAGGGCGTGCTGACTGGCAACTCGCGCCTGGTCGTTGTTGGAAACCACAACAACACGACGGGGGAGTTCGACCGCGCGTTCAAGACGGAGGAGTACGCCAAGTTCACGCTCAACTGCCTCGACGCGCCGAACGTACTCGCGAAAAGGGTTATCTTCCCCGGCCAGGTGGATTATACCTGGGTGAACGAGCGCGTCAAGAAGCTGGGATGGACAACGCAGATTCCCAAAACCGCCGTGGACAAAAGCCGCGGCGATTTCGAGTGGGAGGGAAAATGGTATAGGCCGAGCGACTTGTGCCGTGTGAGGGTGCTTGGGCTCCCCCCTGAGCAGGATGAACGATGCCTCGTGCCGATGGCGTGGATCGCCGCAGCGGTGAACCGCTGGCACGACCGCGTGGGGAAGATGCGGGACATCAAGGCGCGCGAGAGGCTTGTTTTGGGCGTGGACGTCGCGGGGATGGGCCGCGACCTGACCGTGTTCGCCGAGCGGTACGGAACATTTGTGCCGCCTTTTACTGTCCGGGCGAAGCAGGATCACATGGTGACCGTCGGCGAAACGATGAATTTTCTGAAGGGCGGCCAGGGCTCACACGCGTACGTGGACGCGTTGGGGGAAGGTGCCGCGGTGGTGAGCCGCCTGAAGGAACTCACCAAGCAGGTTACGGGATTCAAGGGTTCGGAGTCCGGCAAATACTTCACGGATTCCGCGACGCGCGAGAGGCAGTTCGCCAACCTTCGCGCGTATTGTTTCTGGGCGCTGCGCGACGCGCTCGATCCCGCGCTGGGCGCGGATTTGGCGATTCCCCCGGACGACGCGCTTATCCAGGAACTTACTGAAACAAAATGGGAGCCGCGTGGAAGCGGCGCGATTATCATCGAGCCGAAGGAGGCGCTGCAGGAGCGCATAGGCCGCTCGCCCGACCGCGCGGACGCGTTGTCCATGACGTTCGCGCCGTCGTTCAAAATGGAAACCGCCGAGGTTGGAGGATTCGGGCCGTATTAGAAAGGAGGAGAAAATGATGGGAAAGAAAACGGGAGAAAAGATGGTTGCCAGTTTGACGTTTCACGATTTGGAGAATACGAACGCCTGCGTGCGCAGGCAACTTCTCACGTGGTTGGATGACGCGAAGGAAACCGTGCGATTGGATTACGAGCGCGTGGCCAAGCGGTGCACGAAGCGGTTTACTCTTCCCGCTTTTTCCCTTGACAAAGACGCTGGAGTCAAGTTATAACCTTGTTTCGAGGAGCGCGAACCGTGGCAGACCAGACATCAGACAGGCAGTTTACACACCAGAACGCGGAATTCATAGCGACCCAGCCGCTTCGACAAATGAGCCGGGACTTCTTCGAGTGCGAGGATGAAACGGCCACCAGGCGGGTATCCGGCGACGCGTTTGAAGTCAAGACGCACACGCTGGCGGACGGGTCTTACGCCCAGGGAACCGTCACGCAAAACATCAGGACCGCGCGGTATCTCATCAAAGGCAAGTACGAGTCGGATGAGGACTTCAACCGCAGGCTGGAGCGCGCGGTCATTCCCCCCTACGTGGAGAAGGTGGTCAACGCCCGCGTGGGGATCATGTTCGAGAAGACCCCGGACAGAACGCTGCCTGGACAAATCCCGGAGGACATCGTCAGAGACGTGGATAAAATCGGGACGGGCGTTGACGCTTTCTTTCAGGAAATCACCAAGAACGCGATGGTGGACGGCATCCGATGGGTATTGGTCAATTCGCCTCGCGTTCCCGAAGGCGGGTACAAGACCAAGGAAGAGGAACTGCGAGCGGGGCACCGCCCCTTCTTCGAGTCCGTTCCCGGCGAGAACGTCATTGACTGGCTGGTTGACCCGGTGACGAGGAAGCTCGTGTTCGCGGTCATCGCAAGCAGTTCCGGGGATTTACGAACGAAGGACGACTATGGGCGTGAGCCGAAGTTCTACCCGCAATGGCGCGTGTGGACGCAGACCGAATGGTTCATCTTCCGGCATGACGCCAAGGAGACGGGAAAGTATATCGTGGAAGCCCAGGGCGTGCATCCTGTGGGCGAGGTGCCTCTCGTTCCATTCTTCGGGATCAAGAAAACGGAGCAGTCGGGATGGCCCGTGTGCCGTTCCATCCTGCAATACATCAAACTCCTTTACAACAAAATGAGCGATAAAGACCATTGGGAATATCTCCTTTGCCATCCCATCCCGACGTTCTACGGCCCTGAGAAGCCCGAAATCCTGGACACCGCGAAGGGTTTGTGGATGAAGACGTTTCCGGGAGGGCCTCTCGTATCCGCGCTGTACCTGGAACCTTCTGGATCATCCTCTATCACAATGCAGGCGGCCATTGACGACTTGCGGTACACCATAGTTTCCGTTGCCCTGTCGCAGGCGACGATGGCTACCGCGCAGGTGCAATCCGCCGATACGATCCGCGAGGACCGCAAGGCTTTCACCACGACGATCCGCTCGGCGTCCGAGGTGTGCGAGAACTCGGAATTACAATGCTGGAAGTACCTGCTCGCGTACCTGGGCGCGGGTGCCGGGGGGCAAAGGGTCGAGGTCGAGTACAACAAGGACTTCGAGGACAAGGCAATCGAAGTTTCAATGCTATCCATCTTGAGCGGCCTTGTCCCCGCGAACGAACTCACGCTGCGGACGTTCCTCGAAATCCTGAGCAAAGGCGAGGTGCTGCCCGCGTGGGTAGACGTGGAGGAGGAGCTCGCGCAACTTGAAGGACAGCAAAAAGATCAAGAGGCGGCGCTAATGGCGCAGAACGCCGCGTACATGGCGGAGCAGGAGGCTCTGGCAAAAAATCAGTGAGGAGGAGGTGACATAACATGGGAGGACCGGGGAGTGGAATCAAGGGGCATAGAACGGCGAGGAAATCTCCGTATGGGCCGTATTGGGTGGGTTCCAGGAAGCCTAAATGGGACCCCCCCAGCATCAAGTCTGTCAGGAGGAGCACCAGGAAACTGCTGAGTTCACCCCTTGTCAGGAGGGGCATTAAGAAACTACTGCGCAGCGGAAAATAATTTGTGAAAGGTGGATTATCATGTGCAACACGGGCAGAAAGAAACGCAACTGTAGTTGACGGAGAACGACCTTTTCGTTACACTATCGAGGCCGGAGGAAGAAAAGATGATTCGCAAGGTCAAAGGCGGACATCGGGTTTACGGGAAGTCCGGGCGGAACATGGGAACTTACAGAAGCAAGGCGAAGGCCAAAGCCCGCTTGAAGCAGGTGGAAATGTTTTCCCACATGAGCAAGACTGGAGTGAAACTTCGGAGGAAACGGTAGCAACAACCAGACAGGACGGGCAGTCCTGGGGTTTCAACATACAAAACGGCGGGAAGCCGGAAGTCCACGCGGACTCTAAACGCGGGAAAGGGAGGATCGGATCATGTTGAAAGAACTGAGCATGGACAAGGATGGAAACCTTCTCGACGCGGAGGGGAAACCCTTTAAGGTAGGAGAGGACACCATCAAGGTGACGAACGCGCTGACGCAGGCGACGTTCGACGCGGCGGTCATCGAGCGCGTGAAGGGCAAGGAGCGGCAGATCGCGGAGCTCAAGGCCCAGGTTGAGAAGGCCCCGGAACTCCAAGGCACGATCAACACGCTTCAGACGGAGCTCGCGGAGCTGAAGACGCAGGCCGAGAACGCACAGAGAAAAGCGCAGGACGACGTGGCGACTACCCTCTCCGTTCTTCAGAAAAAGGTGGAGGCTGCGGAAACGCTGCTCGCAACCGAACGCGCCGCGCACTTGCAAACGCAGTTGACCAACACCATCCTTTCTTTCGCGGGGGACAAGTTCATCAATACCCTGAAAGACGTTGTGCCCGAAATGCTGAAGGGGCACAAGCGGGAGCCCGTCGCGGGTTCGGACGGCAAGCCGGTAAAAGGCGAGTTCAAGGACACCTTCAAAGTCTCCGTCGCTGCCGAGGACGGTTCGGAGAAAGAGGAGGATTTGCCTTTGGACAAGGCCCTCGCCGCGTTCGCCGAGAACAAGAAAAATTCGCACTACGTCAAGGGGGCGCAGTCCGGAGGATCGGGCGGCTCCTCCTACGTGAACTTCGCAAACCTCCAGAGGGGGAAGATGACCGACGCGGAAAAGACCGACTTCATCTCGAAGCAAGGCCACGCCGCGTACCTGAAACTTCCTGTGTGAGGCGCGCGGGAATCTTAATCGAAAGGAATGACTCACATGGTAGCTATAACGAAGGACACCTTCGTGCTGTATAACGAACAGTACACGGCTGGCTCCGTCGAGGCGATTGAGCAGAACATCAACGCCTTCAACGCGGCCTCCGCCAACGCGATCACGCTTGGGTCGCAGTTGCTCATAGGCGAATTCCGCCACGGGCGCACGTATGACATCCTGGGGGCGGGGGCCATTGTGCGGCGCGATCCCTCCAGCCTGGCCGCGGCGACCCCGGTTGACCTGACGCAGGATGAGATCATCTCCGTGATTCTCAACCGGACCATCGGCCCGGTTGAGAAGACGCTGGACGCCTGGCGCAAGATCGCACTGACCCCGGAGGCCCTATCCTTTATGATTGGAAGGGACGCGGGGAACCGGAAGGCGCAGGAGATGCTCAACACCATCATCCGCTGCCTCGACGCCGCAATCTACGTGGGAGGGGCTTCTGTGAGATACGACCCCACGTCCGCGGGGAACACCGGCGACACACACACGATGATCTCCACACACCTGGTGAAGGGCCTCGCGAAATTCAGCGACGCCGCTTCCAGAATCGTCGCGTGGGTCATGCACGGAAAGCCGTTCTGGGATCTGGTGCAGTCGCAAGTCACCGACAAGATCACCGGAGTGGCGAACGTGGTGATTTACGGGGGGACGCCCGCTACGATGGGCAAGCCCGTAATCGTCACGGATTCCGACGCGCTGAAAACCTCCGCCTCCGGACAATCCGACGTGTACCACACGCTCGGACTCACGGTCGGAGCCGGGGAGGTGCTGGAGAACTCCGTTGGGGATACGTACATGGGCGTGGTTCCACTGCTGAAGAACCTCGTCGGTGTGTTCCAGTCGGAGTACACCTTCAGCGTTGGGGTCAAGGGTGCCAAGTGGGACGTCACCAACGGCGGGGCGAACCCCACGGACGCGGCCCTTGCCACGGGAAGCAACTGGGATAACGTGGTCGCCAGCATCAAGGACGGCCCCGGCGTCGTGATCGTCACGAACTAAGCGCGGGGGCGGGAGCGGGTTCTTCCTTTCCACGGGAAGAGAAGGGGTGGGCGCATCGGTGTAGGGAATCCCTCCACTGCCCAGGATGCGCCCACCTCACCAAAATTCAAGAAGAGGAGAATCACGAACATGGCGAAGAAAACATCAAAGACGCAGATTGCCGAAAGGCCCACTTGCGCTCCGGGGCCGGACGCTCCGAATCCAAAAGAACCCCCCGCGGGAAACCCTCCAGATCTTACCGCAAAAGCCACACTCCCCGGCCCCGGAACGCAATGGGATAAGCCTCTCCCTCAGAAAATCGCGGGGCCGGAAAACGAAATCGAGCTTCGCGGGAAGATCGGCGCTTTTCTGGACGCGCGGATTCCCCGGGTTGCGGAGGTCATCATCAATCTGAGTTCAAGGATCGTGCTGGGCGCGAGGCTGATCCTGCGCAACCCCGACGCCTTCTCGGACAGGCCCGACCAGTACGAGCCGTTTGACATGGTGCTTGTGGATTCCCAGAGCCGCAACGCGGATCGGATCGCGGCGGTGTATGAGGGGCAGAACATCCCGGTATTGGAGGTGTGACATGCTCTGGGCAACTACGGATGACGCGGATGAATACTTCTCCACGAGATTGAACGCCTCCACGTATTGGGCTTCAGGCGTGGAGAAGCTCGCGGCGCTCACCACCGCGCAAAACCAGATCGAGGCGGACTCCCGATTCCGGGTGGGCAATACCACCATCACGTATGACGAATATGGGAACCCGTGCGAGACGTTCGCGGAGTTCGCTTCGGGGGATACAATCCCCATTCTGGTCATCAAGGCCGTGTGCGAGCAGGCGCTGTTCCTTCTCATGCACGGGCGGGACATGGACCGGCGCCTGGGGCTTCAGGCCCAGGGCGTCATGTCCGCGGGCGTGGTAAACGAATCCTACTCACCAAGAATGGACGTTCCAATTTGCGTGCAAACCGTCGCTTTTCTGACGGGGTATCGAAACAAGGGCGCGGGAGCTGTGGACATCACGAGGTAAAGGAGGTGTGACATGGGCGGACCAGGAAGCGGAATCAAGGGGCATAGGACTCCAAAGGGCGCAAGCGCAGGATGGTTAATGAAAAAACCACCAATTCGGTCGGAAGGCCCCACGGTCTCGGACGTGTACAAGGCGCTTTTGAAGCCAATGCGGAAGGCGCTTATGAAGACAATTCCAATGAAGCCAATTCCAAAACGCATGGGGCGGTGGGGTGCGCAAAGTGTCCCGATCAGGCACGACAAACAGAACTATATAAGGTTTATGTCAAGCAATCGGATGGTCGGAATCCCAAGAAATGTCCGAAGAAAGGGCAGGAGTTAAATGCTCTATGCAACCGTTGATGACGCAGACGAGTATTTCGCCACGAGACTGATACGATGTCGTGAATAGAAAGCTCGTTCAGAAACGCGGATACTAAGCGGGAAGGACGACCTGGAAAATGACCAGCGCGGTTGAGACGGCCCGTAGAACTCTCGGACTTCCCCCCCTCATTCCACGGAAGGGCTCGCCTACATACGCCTCCGCGTCGTACCAGAAACCCGCGGCAAGAAACTCGCATTTATACACAGTTCTTCCGAATGGCGCATGGACGGGATCGCGGTGCTTCATCGTGGCGGGTGGGCCGAGCCTCAAAGGATTCGATTTTGACAGGCTTCGAGGCGAGCGTGTCATCACAATCAACCGCGCCTTCGAGTCCTGCCCGCATTGCACAATCAACCTTTCGATGGACAACCGCTTTTGGGGATGGTTGGAGACGGGGCAGCTCGGCGGGGAAGCCAAGCGGATTTGGGATAGCTCCGATTTCCTGAAGGTGAAGATGGTCCTCGCGCATGATCCCATCGCGATCATGCCCGAAGACGTTTACGTCGTGGGGCAGTATGGGAAGGCCCCCTGCCTGAGCCCATCCCTGGTGGATGGGCTGTCCAACGGACGTTCGGATGGTGACGGAGCGGTGTACCACACCGGCCACGCCGCGCTCAATCTCGCGCTGTGTCTTGGGGCGAATCCCATCTACCTGCTCGGATACGACATGGTGGAGCCCGCGGGCGGGGATGCGACGCAGGTCTGGTTTCACGGGGGGTATCCCGTTCACAATGACACGTGTCCATACGCGAAATTCCGGGAGACGGTGGTAAAGATTGCGGAACTCGCCCTTCAGAAGGCAAACGTGGTGAACTTGAACCCCGCGAGTGGCTTGAAGTGCTTTCCCTTCGACACCTTCGACAATCTGCCGAAGATCTCGCGGCCCATGTTCGTTTCCTTCTACACGCCCGGCGCTTATGAGAAAGCGGCTCAGCGCCTCGAAAAATCCCTGCACGCCCTGGGGCTTGAACACGACGTGCAATGCGTCAGGGGTTTGGACACGTGGCAGAAGGCGTGCCAGCACAAAGCGGATTTCATGCTCGAAATGTCCAGCAAATACCCCGGCCGCGCCCTGGTGTGGGTGGACGCCGACGCTGTGGTGAACAAGTACCCCGCGTTGTTTGACCGGTACATTCATGACGGCGTACATTTCGCCGCGAATCACGTGGCGGAGGACAACACGCGGCATCTTCTCAGCGGCACGCTGTTTTTCGGCGCGCATCCTGAGCGCGACCGCGTGCTTTCCTCATGGATTGGGATGTGCCGTGAAAACCCCTGGGCATACGACCAAACAGTTCTGCAATCGCTTCTGGAGCCCGCGTATCATCGGAAGCCGAACGGGGGAAATGAGGAGGCGTGCAACATCGTTGGAGAGTCACTCGATCTGCCGGGGTTCAACATCGCGGAGCTCCCCGCGGCTTACTGCTTCATATTCGACAACAGAAAACAGATCGAGGAGCTGGAGCGCACACACGAGCCTTCCGTGATCGAGCATTTTCAGGCCAGCAGGCAGAACAAAGAACGGCGGGGGACAGTGGGGATGGGAGTGGCGGTTCCGTGGTGCAACTCCCCTACAAGGTTTGACGCGGCGGTGGTGATTAAAGACCTGGAAGACCCCGTTCTCGCGTCTATGGTTTCCATAATGATCCCCGCGTACAACGCGGAAAAAACGCTGGCGCGCGCCATTGAATCCTGCCTCGCGCAAACGTACCGGAACATCGAAGTGATTGTGGTGGACGACGCCAGCTCGGACAATACGCATCGCGTCGCGGAGCAGTATGCGGAGAGAGACAGCCGCATCCGCGTTTTCAGGCATGAAAAGAACTTGGGAGAACCGTCCGCCCGCAACACGGCGCTTCTGCATTCGCGCGGGGGGTATATCGCACGGCTTGACGCGGACGACTTCGATTCCCCCAAGCGCATTGAAAAGTCCGTCGCTCGCCTTCAGAAAACCCCCGCGTGTGACTGTGTTTCCTGCGGGTTTGCTATGGGAACAAACCCCGACACGATGGAAGTGCAAAGGGATTCTCCACGAGGAATGATACCAAACCTCTGGATACGCGGCTTTCCTGGTGGCGCGCCCTGCAACGCATCCATCGTTGCCAAGCGGGAGATATACAATCTGACGGGGTGGGAAAAATCATTTGACCCAAAGATACTCGCCGGCTGCGACAGCGATTGGAACGCCCGCGCCATTCTCCGGGGCGCGAGATTCGCCCATGTGCCGGACGCGATGTATTTTTACTGGAGGCACAGCGGGCAGATTACACGAAACCTGAGCGCGGCTCAGCACCGGCTCATCATTCAAGACCGCATACACAAGTACCTGCCATCATACGACGCATACCACAACGGGCCCCGGATACTTGGCGTTTACCCGACCGGGGCTTGCAATTTGAATTGCGACTATTGCGGGCAGGTGTTCATGCGGAAGGAACTCGGCGGCTTCTTCATGTCTATGGAGGATGTGGAGAGGATGATCCAGCGGTGCAAGGACGTGAACACGGATTACTCATGGCTGGAGTGGAGCGGCGGGGAGCCGACCATGTGGCCGCTTCTCGCGGAGGCCTGCGGGAAGGTTCGCGCATCCGGCATCACGCGGAACATTCGTGTGTTCACCAACGTCATCAAGGAGGATTTGGTGTGTAGTCTGCTTGATCAAGGCCTGGTGCAGCAGGTTTACACCACCAGAATGTCCACGAACGCCGCGATACACACGAGGCTGTTGAAGAGATATCCCAAGGAGCATACCATTCATATTGACCAGGTTCAATTCAAGATATTTCCAATGAAGCCCGTCGCAAACGTGCTCCCGGCCCTTTGTAACTGCGACCGCTTCTACATAGTGAACAACCAATTCATGCGGTGCGGGAACGCATACGATCTTATCAGGCGTTTCGCTCCCGCGCTCGCCGAGCCCGCGGGGTGGACATGCGCCATGAATGAGGATTGGATTTCGCATTTCAGGCGCGTGGATTTATACAACGCTCCACACTGCTCGCAGTGCCTTGCGAATCGCCCCGTATGGGACGCGACACTATATCCGGATGGGAGGCGTGGAAGATGACAGCATACGTGACCGAGAAGCAGTGCGAGGAAAACAGGACAGCCCGCAATGGAACGCGAAACCGTCACGAGGAGAGCGCGCGCAAGATTTCCTGGGGATGGCTGACTCTCATTGTAGGAGTCATTGCGCCGCTCGCGTACTTCGCAGTCTCATGGGCGTATGCAGAGGGTTCCGTCAATAAGACCCAAGACGTGAGAATCGAGAATCTGGAGAAGCAGCTCGGCAAGATGGACGATAAGCTCGACCAGATTCTCCAGCGCGTGAGTAAAGGACCATGAAATTTTCCGCCAAGCAACTTTCCCTTTCCCGCTCCTTCGAGTCCGAGAAGTACGTGGACGCGAAGATCGCGCAGCTCGTCACGCTGTATAAGGGGCGGGCGCGGGCGATCTCAGCGCGGCTGCGCGGCGTGGACATTTCTGATTTCGAGCAGAACCGGCTCACGGTCCTGCTGTCTCAGGTGAACCGGGAAATCGCTTTTCTCACCAAACAGTCCACTCCCATCCTCAGAGATATCGCGAAGAGGTCGTACCTTCGCGGGGAGAACCTGACGTCGGACGCGCTGGCCGGCGCCTTACGCGCGAGAACGGCGTTTGGCGCGACGATTCACAAGAGCGCCGTGAACGTCGTGGCGGATCAGCTCGTCATGGATTTCACGCACTTGAACCAGAACGCGCAGAGGACCATTCACAGGTTCCTGATGCAGTCCAGGCAGACCGCGATTGAGGATACCGCCATAACAGAAGCGGTGGGAAAAGGTCTCATTGAAGGCTCCACGCGGCGGCAAGTCTCAGGGCAGATTTACAAGGCTTTCTCTCAGAAAATCGGCGACGGAAAATTCATAGAGATCAACGGGCGGCAGTACAACCTCGCGGACTACAGCGAGCTTCTCGCCCGGACACGCACGCGGGAAGCCGTCACGCAGGGGCAGATCAACACGTGCCTGCAATTCGGGGTTGACTTGATTCAGGTTTCCGTGCATGATACGGATTGCGAGGTATGCCTTCCCTTCCAGGGAAAGGTCTATTCGATCTCCGGATCGAGCGGGAGGTTTCCCAAATTGACCATGCGACCGCCATATCATCCCAATTGCAAGCACGTGCTGCTGCCCGTGCCGGAGGGCGCGCTTTCAGAGGATGAAGAGGATGCGCTCTCGAAGTTCAGCAGAGGAAAGGGCGCGGTGGGAAACATATCCGAATATGTGGAGATGGTCGGGTAAAGGAGGTGTTTCATGGGTGGACCTGGATCAGGCATCAAAGGGCATAGGACCCCGAGAACGTTATTGAAAGCGAGGTTTGGCCCTGGTCACATGAAGGCATACCGAGGAAAGGCGTCTTATGTAAGTGTCAAGGTTCTTCGTGCCGCGGGGGCTACGCATGTTCAGGTTGGGTTGCATAGAAAAAACTGGCATAAGATAAGATAAGGAGATGGTTGCATGATCGAAGCGTACCTCACAGATTCTATTGTCATCGTCAAGCCGGCCACAAAGGACCAGTGGTTCGAGCCGACCGCCACGAGTGTGGAAACCACCGTGGCCGCAAGGGTAGATGAGAGAAACCGGATCACGCGGACGCAATCCGGGCAGGAAGTAACCAGCACGTCGCAGGTTATCGTCGTGCCGGGCACGGACATTGCTGTGGGGTATAAAGTGCGTTACGCAGGCCGCGACCGGAGGATTCTTTCTCTTCAGAAAAACAAGGGATTTTCTGAAGTGGAAAGCATCACGGTTTTTCTGGAGTGAAGGAGGCATATCATGGGAGGATCTGAAATGACTCTCGATGTGTCACAGGTGCTTAAGGGATTGAAACTCGCCACGGCGTCCGTTCGTGAGGGAATGCGAACCGGGCTCGCCCAAGCGGGTATGGCCCTGCTCCGGGATTGCGTTATGGACGAACCCACCGTGCCCTTGAAGGAGGGAACGCTCCGGGGGTCGGGGTCGGTTTTCGTCAACAACGAACTGGTGCAGACAAGCGTGGGATTCCCTGGGGCGGAGGCGGGGACGCCGTGCACGGACCACCAGGAGAGAATCCCGCAGGAAAACATGGTTGCGGTGGTGGGCTTTAACACTCCATACGCGGAATATATCCATGAGGGAGTGCGGCTGGATGGCACGCACAAGATCGTGAACTGGTCAGAGCCTGGGAGCGGAAAGAAGTTTATGGAAAGCAAACTGCTTAAGTATGGGAAGAAGTACATCGGGATTGTGCAAAGGTGCATACAGGAAGCTTTGGAGGCGGGGTGGTGACTTTGACGCAACGGCCATAAGAGAGAGGACTGAGTGCTGAGGAAGAGGGCATCGAGAAGACAGACGGGAAAAAGGAGAGACTAAC